CGGCCAAAGAACCTTTTGAAAAAGGTTCTTTGGAATCTCCAAAACTTTTTGTCGCCGCTTCGCGGAAGGTGCATGCGCATAAGGAGTACCTAAAAAATACGGGAAAAAAAGCACGCAACACCGCGCACGCACTACCCGCGCAGCGGCACCATGACAGGGGCTGGGATAATCTAAGGGGAGGTCGTGGGATATTTCGGGATACGCCGGGAATGTATAAGATGAGGCCGGAGGGTTTGGGAAGGCGTTTTGGAAATTTTTTTAAGATATGGGCGGCACTTCGTAGTTGAAGCGCCGCCCTGTTTTAGGGCTATTCGAGAACGCCTTTTCGAGCGGCCCGGTTGGTGAGGTCTTTGTTGAGAGTCTGGATGGCTTGAGAGTCGTTCAGGTCCTGGAAGCGGTCCACACCGAATTGAGTTTTGCAGCGGCTGTGTATGCCCTCAACCTTCCAGCCAAGAGCATTCCAGAGCGCCAGGATGCGTCTCTTTTCTCGGGCAAAGGGCGACTCGGGGTCGATTGCGATGAAAGTCTTTTTGCGTTTCTTCTTGGACGTGTAGACGGCCCCCAGGTCCTGTAGGTGATCGATAAGCCGCAACAATTGGTCGTTATTTAGTTCCGTGCAACTAGCCACGCCGCAAAAGTCTCCAAGCATACAGCGGTATCTTTCCTCCGACATACCCAGTTGTTTTTGACCTATCTTGACTTTGGCTATCAGTGCGTTCCGCATAATGTCTCCAGCTTCTATTGGTTACCGGCCACTAGGCCGGAATATGCAGCCCTTGAGGCCCCGCTCAGGGTCCCGAGTGCGAGTCAGCCAGCAGTAGTCGGTCACGTCCGAGTGGGACCATCCCATCTCAACACGCCCGAAATGCCAGCATTCCCGGCAGCCTGATTCAGGATCGATCAGAGCGGCGGCCCGGATCGCCTCGGCCACCTCCAGGGGGCACGGAAAACACCATGTGATCCGTTCCCCATGCTCCCCGGCCGTGCAAAGTGCCGTCTCCGGGGACCCGAGCCCGCCTTCATCCCATTCGAGATGGGGACATCCCCTACATTTTTCCTGCATAATCGCCTCATGCTGGGTATGCTTACTCGTTCGCGTGAAGGTCGGCCCACTCTTCGGGCAGGACTTCCCACTCGTCATAAATCTCACGCCAGTCGATGCCGAGTTCGCTCATCTGCCCGATACCCTCAACAAACGGATCGAGACGGCCAGCATGACCGATAGCGCGGGCGACATGCTCGATCATTGTTTCACGCGTTGCGAGTGGGTTCATGCCTTTGCGGAAATCGGCAAGCTGCTCCTCGGTTGGGAAGTCTGCGGGTAAGGTCAGCTCCAATCTGTAGGATAAATCAATTAAGGCTTTTTTCTTCATTTTGATTCTCCGTGAGTATTCCCTATGAGTTGTTGACTTCGATTTCGGTATCCAACAGATCGAAATCCGTATCCAATCGGATAGGCGAGTCTTCGGCCGGGATCATGTTCAGAAATTCTTCGAGCCAGGACTCGTCCCGATCATCGTTTGATTCGTCTGCGGACGCGATGGCGTCGCGGTCACATTCAAGTTCGAACGTGATTCTGGTAGTGATGCGAACTCTTTTCTTCGGCATGTTTTCCTCCAAGTGTTACAGATTGTGCAGCAAAGCCATCTCAACGGCTTCGGGAAGATCGCGGTATGCCTTCCTATTCGGTACCAGCCTTTCGATTGCTTCGATGGTTAGGTTTGCCCCGCGAAGATTCGTTTCCAACTCTTCCAGCTTGGCCAAGGTGCCTTTCGGGACAATCTCGACCCTGTCACCTTCCTGGAGGCCCGACTCGTTCAACGCATCAACGCCGTCTTCGTCAACTCCATCGATCATGATGCCGTATTCATCGGTCTGTTCGTAGTAGTTCACACCTGCGATATACATTCCGGTCTCCTCTTTGCGAATTAGACGCGCTGAACATGAAAATGGAATTGCGGGTCCATCCATGTGTCAACTGCATCGTTTACTTCGGGGTAGTCGCTGGGGGACGGGCCATCGGGAAGCGTGGCAATCACCCACCCGCTGGCGTTGAAATCCCAGCGAACCATGTAGGGCAACACTTGGCCCTTTTCGTTGTAGGCTACGAGGGGGACAGAATATTTGTCGCCGTAGAAATCCAGCTTATCCCTATTCGGTTCGCTCCATAGAATTACCATCAGCTCTCTCCTTTCATTGTGATCTGCTAATCCGTGGTTACTTCAATGCGCTTATTGTTATGAGCCCGCCGAGGATTACGCACATAAGAGCGAGAACTCCCACGACAAGCGCAAAAACAAGGGGCAGCTCTGTTGCCCAGCGAAGACACGCACCACCGCAGAAACCGGCAGACAATCCCGTTGCCAACTGCCACATTTCTATTGTTGTCATACGTACCTCTCAATCATCATCCCGGCGATGATAGGCCGCACCCATATGGGCGTGCATGCCATGTGGAAGGTCTCGCCGGACCATGCCAGGAGCAGGGTCTGACCGAACATACCGGCCATCCCTTCGGCGGCGTCCGGCGGCACGGCGTTGCCGATTCGTTCACGCCAGCTCTGGTGCGATTCGCCGTCCAGGGTGAAGCCCGTCTCCGGGTCCACGAAGCCCTGCAACGCGGCCAGCTCGTAGGTGGTGAAAGGCCGGTGCCACGTCCCGTCCAGGGCGCGGATCACACAGGCCAAGTTCTCACCCGGCTCGGGCATGCGCACGTCCGCTACGGACCACCTGCCGTTGTCGTGGCAGGCCGCAGCGGACACGGCCCCGCAGGGGTCGCAGTATCGGACCACGCCGTAATGTCCGCCGGTCAAGTAGTGGTCGCCCTTGCCCCGATCCATGCCGGGCCGGGGATCGGCCACCGACCACTGCCCCTTGTCCACGGCCGCGCGGGCAGGGATGCACCGGCTGGGTTCCTCCCAGGACATCACACCGTAATGCTCGCCTCGGTACGGGCCGACGCGAGGGTCAGCGAGGGCGAACGCCCCCTGGCCTGTGGTGGACCCGGCAATCACCGTGCCGGTGGGATCATCAAAGCTCGTCACCGCGTACTTGCCGAAGGTGCCTTTCTCGGGGCCGCGCGGATCGGCAACGCAGGGAGCGCCGCCGGACACATGCGCCGCGCCGGTGACCGTGTTGGCGTGCTTGTTCCACTCGACAATGCGGTAAAAATTGTACTGCCTCGTCTTGGAGTCCGGTAGGCGGGGATCGGCAACCGAGTTCGGTCCGCCGCCCGGCGCGGTCTGTCCGGTGACAGCGCCCATGGTCGCGCTCCAGGGCCGCACCCCGTATTGACCATAGTTGCTCATCCCGATGCCGCGAGGGTCGGCCACGGAAAACGGGCCGGACATGGGCCTGCCGTTGGCCGTGACAGTGCCGGAAGGGTCGCCCCATTCCTTGACCCCGAGCACACCGCTATGCATGGCAATCTCATTGCGCGGATCGGCTACGGAAAATCTCCCCCGCGAAACCTCGGCCCGGCCGGTAACGGCCCCGGCTGGTTGGTCCCAGGGAAGAACCCCATAGACATGATCCCGGCACGTCCAGTCCGGCACGATCCCGAAGTCCCGCAGATGGCCGTCCTCGATCGCCAGCCGCTTGAGACTCCGCCAGTCCGACCCGGCCTCGACAAAGGCCAGCCGCACCCATGTCTTCCACTGCAACCGGGGCAGATCGTGCATGGGGTTGCCTCCGCATCCGGGCAGGGGCAGCTTGTCCAGGACTTGGCCGACGCTTCCCAGCGGCCGCTTCAATGGCTCGTACAGGAAGGGCGGCACCTTCGCGGCATGCCGCGCCACCAGCAGGAATCGCTTGCGGCTCTGCGACAAACCGCCGATCTCCCCGCAGTCGTGCGTTGTCTCGGCCACGGCGTAGCCGTACAGCCGAAGGAGTTTCGTGATCTGGTCCAACAGCGCACGGCCGCGCGTGGCGATGCGCGGGACGTTCTCGAACAAGATGAACTCCGGCGGATCATCCTGCCAGGCCTCCAAGGTCAGCCATATCCCGCGCAGGGTCAGCCGGTTCAGGGCCTGGTACTTGGCCGTGGTCGATTTCTTCTGGCTGAGAAGGCCGGAAAACCCCTTGCACGGTGCGGAGGTGAAAACGATATGCGGACGCTCATTGCCCGCAGCGTGCCGCACGTCCGCCGGGGTGGCCTCCTTCCACCCGGCCGGGGGCTCCTGCCCGTGGAAGTCGCGGTACTGGTCCCGGTCAAACAGGTCCATGCACGTACCGGGCACGCCCACCAGCCGGGAAAAGTCCTTTATGCAGGTGGCGTCCGAGTCGATGCCGCCCAGGCACCGGAACCGGGCGGACAGGTTGCCCACCCTGGCGCTTGCCTGATTGAAGCCGAGGGCACCGCCGCCGATGCCGCAGAATAGGTGAAAGTGTCGAATCTCATGGGAATGGTTCATAGCATCCATCCCGCTACATCTGGTCCAGGTATCGGGTGATACCCTTGATCAGGTCGGCTTTGACCGTGTTGCGAAGGCGGACGGGATCAATGGTTGAAATGACCCGGCCCGTATCGTCCGAAGGGACGGCCAGCTTGTGGCCGCAAGCGTTCCCGCACAGAATCCAGTCGGGAGAGACTTGGGTCTTGCGCCACACGCGAAGCAGCCAATCCGAGGGTATGGATGCGCGGCGCTTGGCGTCGGATATGCTGGACTGTCGGATGTCCAGGTACTCGGCCAGTTGCACTTGGGTCTTGCAGCCGGTCACCTCCTGAAGCCTGTTCAGGGATGCCTCAAAATCGGCTCGAACCTGGGCGGAAAGGGGTGTCTTTTTCTTGGGCATGAGTCTTCTCCTTTTGATACTTCGCGGCTCTTAGAGGGCAACCTGGAAGATTTCCGAATAGTGCATGAGAAACATATCTCTGGCCTGAGACGGGGGAACGGGCGGCCTCATAAGCCGCATGACTTCCCTCATCTCGGCAGAGAGCGGGAACCGTTGGCGGGCGAATTCAGGGTGGCACCAGAGGTGCGCTTCGGCTGCCACCACTCTCTGGTCCATTTGCTTGACGATGGCGGGAATCTCGGCTGGCAGATCAAACTGCTTCGCGATCTGCGCGAGGTGCGCCCGTTCAAGGCAGCGATATTCGGCCCCGACAAGGCGTTTTACCGGGGAAACCATGTCGCCAAGCATGGACTCGGCGGCATCGTGCATGAGCCCCCAGGCGGCCGCCTCCGGCTCACCTACATGAATGAGCATTGCAGCCACCTCGCAAGAATGCTGGGCCACGGAATAGAACCTCTTGATCTGCCCTGCAAAGTGGCAAATTTGGCTCAGTGCGTGGGCTATTTCCCTGATGTCCCAATAATTCCACTCGGGCTTGTCATAGTGGAAGATAGAGCAGCCGAGCGTGAAGCTGTGCATGGCTAATCCTCCACGCTCAATTCGCACTGGGCCGAGCAGTCGCCCTCGGGCGTCTCGGGTGCGCCACAATGCAAGCAGGTCGGCCAGTCGGTGCCGTCGAGGGTGGGCATCAAAGCGCCGCAGATATCGCAGCCTATGCTGCACCCCATATCCCCCTGCTCGTGCCCGCAGTCGGGGCAGCGAACCAGAAAGGCCCTGCCGTCATATCTCACCCCTTCAGGCAGGGTGTATCGTTCGAGAGTTTTGTTGATCAGGTCGCGGAAACGATTGACGGATTCAAGGCGTTCGTCGGGGGAGGTCGCCACGGGGAGTCCCGGCACAAGGTAAAGATTGGGCCGGTACCCATGGACGGCGTAGAGGGTGATGGCTTTGCCCAACAGCCTCGCGTTGCCCCTGGCTATCCCCAAGGCCCCATCGGGGATGCCGGACGCAATTTCCACTTCGCCACTCTGCCAGCAGTAGGCTATGCTTTCCGTGCTCTTATTCATGGTATCCGACCTTGCCTGCTTCGTTCTGGCAGGCCTGAAGGCATGCGGCGCTTACTTTCAACACGGCGGTGTTCTCGTATGATTTAGGGACATCGTTGATATTCGGGTAGGTGGTAAAATCAACCGAGCAGGAGTTGCCGGTGCCCCGTATGACGATGACACAGGTCAGCTCGCCGTCAGCGTCCGCATCCGGCATGCAGCCGGTCCCTCCGCAAAGGGGGCATTTCTGTGTGAAACAAGGGCAGTTCTCGGCGTCCATTTTCCCTTCCGGGCAGTAGCACTCGTAGAACGTCTTCAAATAATCGGGACTGTTTTTATCCCCTTCTTTCCAGCAGTCATTGTTGGAGCATTGATCGAAGTTGCATCGGGGGGTATCACTCGTAACCATCTTGTTTTCTCTCCTTTTGGTTCCCGGCGGCCGGAGCCGCCGGGGATGGATTACAGTTTGGCGATGTCCAGGGAGATGGCTTCCCATTTCCCTTCCGTTCCGGTCCGCTGGTAGAAGCGGATGTATTTCTTG